GTTTCGATTATATGGAACTCGTATTTAATTTTTTATCCATAGTTATCATTTATAAATCGAATATTCACGATAAAAAGTATTTAGATGTAAACTTAATAATAAGTGTAATTAAAAGTACATTTGGTATGCCTAAATTACACTACCTCGTCTCACTTTACTTTTGGTTTGTAGCATTTATTATTCATTACGATACTATATTTGGAAGATACACAGATATAATAGTAAACTTACTTTTGTGTCCACCTCAATATTTATTGAAGAATAATATTATTGCAGTATAATAGAAAATGAACAAAGTTATCTTATTTGTATCGTTTTTACTTATTATATGGTTTTTCATACCCATATATGAAAAACCCAGAGTATTAAAAAATGTATTAAGTGAAGATGAATGTAAACATATACAAGATATTGCATCTAAAAAATTACATACATCGACGGTATCTAAAAGTCGTGATATAGACGAATCTATCCGAAAGAGTGAAACAGCGTGGCTAAAAGCATCCGAAGATCCAGTTGTTGATAAACTTATACGTAAATGCGTTTCTATGACGGATCGACCTTTACATAATTGTGAAGATTTACAAATTCTGCGGTATAAACCAGGTGGTTTTTATAAACCACATCAAGATACGTTTCCCGACGATAAAAATAAACGCATGTACACATTCATAATTGCCTTGAATGACGAGTATGAAGGTGGTGAAACTGTGTTTCCAAACATAAACAAATCGTACCGATTAGAAAAGGGTGACGCTTTGTTCTTTAATACTTTAAACAATTACGAGTGTGTAACCAAAAAAGCATTACACGGTGGTGCGTCGGTGAATTCGGGTGAAAAGTGGATATGTAATTTATGGGTTAGAAAATATCATTACTAATTTTTTTGTTAGTTTAAGTTAATATGGCAGGTGGTTCACAAAAAATATTAATGCTTGTCTTCATGTTCGCATGTTGCGTATCTATATTAGTAGGATCACTCACCGGTCTTTTTGTTTACGGTGATGGTGATACTACCACAACTACAGACGAGTCTGGAAATAGTGTAACTAAAATAGACGTCGACGTTTCGGTATCGGGTACAATTTTACCTAATGGTATTAAGTGTTGGTATACAGGTCGATCTTTAGATGAAAATGGTATAAAATGGCGTGATGTTTCTGGTAATGGTAATGACATAAAAGATGATAATTTAAAGGGTTTGTTAAAAATGACAGTGGATCCAGTATCAGGAAAGTACGTTTACGGGGGTACGGAAGATGGTATAATAATACCATTCGATTTTAGCGGTTCGAATTGGACACTTTTTACGGTCGCCCGGTATAATGGTGTAAATAAGAGACGTATATTTGATGCTAAAGGTAAAAACTGGTTAGCTGGTTGGCACGCGGGTAAAACGGGACAAGCGTATTATGGTGATAAAGGTTGGGTAACGCCCCTAGAAAATGTACACGGTTCCGGTAGAACATGGATTCAAACTACGACGTATAAAACCCAATTTTTTACGAATGGCGATGTACGTACTACCGGTTATATTGGAGACGAACCCGGTAAAATAGCTATAAATATGGGCGATCACGCTACAACTGAATCGAGTGATTGGGCCGTTCACGAAATTATTGTGTACGGACGAGCTTTATCTCAAAAAGATAGGGTAAAAGTTGAAAAGTATCTTTTAGATACCTACATTTCACCAGAAATACAAAGTGGTATAGATTATACAAAAGGGTTTGATTCTAGTGTAAACCCTATTAATAGAAATGAATTAGGCGGAACCCTCGAAAAGTGTAGATTATACGCACTTAAAATGGGGTATAAAATGTGGGGTCACAGAACGGAAAAACATGATGATAATCTAAAAAATATATGTTTCTTTTACCCTAATACGGATGGTGTATCATACGAAGGTGATACTTCGGATGATAAAAATATCGTTGGGTGTACGGAAAAGGGTGCAAAACTTAAAGATGGATGTGAGACACCAAGTGAGACAGTCTGATACTTTTATTGGCATTTATTGGTAAACTTTTTAGTTGAATTAGAGCATCCAGATACGTGAGTATCTTGCCAGATTTCAGTTTTATCACCGTTATAACTAGTTGAGATTTCACCTGTATGTCCATGTGTGGTAAAATCTTTTATACTCCAACACCCATATTTACCCTTATTATCACCTATATTATCTGGATACCATGAATGATACCGCGTTTGCATTCCAAACGCGGTGTGTCCTTTATTCTTAGCGTATTCTCTACACTCGTCGTAACTAGACGCACCACCTTCTTTCCAATTATGACCTGTATTTGGTTGAGGTAAACCGTATGTTATATCATCACACGTATACATACGTGATTCAGATTTACCCGTATTTAAATAATGTTGTTCCACTTCCGATTTATTTTTATCAATTAAATCTACGTACCTATCTTGGTAACAATGCCAATCAAAATCATCTGGTAATACATCTTCATCTTCATCTTCATCTTCACCGTCGTCGTCATCATCTTTTTTAGTAAGTAGTAGACCACCTGTAACTAAAAAAGAACTCGATGAAGAACAACAACACAAAACCAATACAGCTAATGCCGAAAGAAGAATAGTATCATCTCCTGTGGGTGCAGACATTTAATAGTAGTATATATTTAAAATAAATGTATCTTATAAAAGATGGCGGGTTTATAACGACGTTATAATATTCATTCGTCGTCATATCCTCTTCTTTTATTGAATGTTGTTTTTAACTAATTGTCCTTGATAACAAGTTCACCCCTATCCGCTAACATACGTCTATTCACCATGTGTTGTTCCTTAACATCGTCTTTATTTTGTCCGACGTAAGGAACCGCATACCCATTATCACACATCCATTTATTCACGTTCGTCCAGATACCATCTTCAAATACCCACAATTCACCGAGTGCGCGTCCATACTTACCGACAGAGTCGCGTTCTTGACACCGTAATTCAATTTCACAATCGTCCTTATCGGATTCAACCGCTTTTGTGACCCAGTTCAAGATCTTCTTCTTCGCATGTTTCCCATAAATCTTTTCGACCGTATCACGCGTTCGCGATTCTTCGGTATCGATACCGAGCAATCTCACGCGTTGGCGGATGAGTACATCGAACCCCAAATCGATAAGAACGTCGACAGTATCACCGTCAACGACTTTCGAACACGAGTCGATTTTGTATTTGAATTCACATGGTTTTTGGTTATAGGTAGTCATTAGTATATAGTTTAATAAATTAATCTTTAACCAAGCGTATGATGACACTCCCAACATAGTGTTGCCACGGGGTATTGTTTATGTAATTCTATAAATTTTCTAAGAATCATGTGTGTTTGATATCCTTCTTCCGTTCGTGATTCTGACACAGCAATTTTTAAAATTTCGGGTCGAGATTTTATCGTGTGTGCATGTGTTAAAATGCATTTTTTACCTCCACTTTGTAATTCATTTTTCTTCGCACCACACCCCAAACACGAGGGTGCAGTTCTAAAAAAGTTTTTTACTAAATTGGCGGCATTCGCTTTCGAATAGTGTATTATATTTTCTTCCGGTGTATCCTTTGGAATTGTAATACTATATTTTTCACTCATATTTTGAATTCTTGTTTTTTGTAATTTACAATCTATAAAGTTAATCGAATCTTTTTTCAATTTTCGAAACATACCTGAATTCGTATTGTGTAGATTTTTAATGTTATCATTTATGTACATATCCGATACAAGTTCACATAAATCATCCATTATTTCATCGTTATTTTCTTTATTAATTTTCAAACATCTTGTTTTTTCATCGCGTTCAAATTTATCACCCGTGCTTAGAAATCTATAGACTTCAATCATGGACCGGAATCGCTTACCTTCAGGTGAAAAGTAATAATTATCGGTCATACCCATGGATTTACCTGATTTTCGTGTTTCTATTTTGACATACCATTCATCGTTTATTTCTTGTCCCTTACTTTTTAGGTATTTCTTAAGACTATTGAGAGCCGACATTACACTACTCTATAAATCACGTATCTTTTTAAGTTCATAAGAACAGTACGTATAATAATATTTTATACTATATATACAGTATGGACCAAAAAACAATAATATTTTTGGTAGTCATAGTTATTTTATGCCTATCGACGTTGTATACGATGATGTCACGTGAAGACGACTCTATACCAAAAGATGAAAAAATACCAGGCTCTATTCCACAAGAATATATGGATTCGGATGCGGGTTCGGATTCGGATGCGGATGAGGATTCGGATGCGGATGAGGATTCGGATGCGGATGAGGATTCGGACCCACCGTCAAATATAACTAAGCTAAGTCAAATGGCTGCTGGTAACGCTGATAGTGACTGTGTGGGTGGTTGGGGAGAATGGGGAGATTGTACACAAACATGTTCTTACGACGGTAGTAAGGGAGAAAAATTAAGAATATACTCTGTAGGATCCAATTCTACTGGAAGTGGTAAAGCATGTCCATTCGAAGATGGTGAAGAACAAATTCGAGAGTGTGGAAAGATTTCGTGTAAACCAGTGGATTGTGTTGGTAACTGGACAGCATGGAGTACTGAAGGTTCGGGTAAAGATGCTAAAGAGAAGAGAACTTGGGTCGTTACTCAAGAATCAAAATATGGTGGTGCCGCGTGTAGTGTTGAAGAATCTAAAAGAATAGAGACTAAGGCCATAAGTCCAGTCGACCCAATGAAACAATTTACCACGGGTGAACAACTTTATATTAAAGGGGGTAAGGATGGTAAATATTGCGCAGATGAAGGTAATATCATTAGATGTAATAGAGGTGCTATAGGAAGTTGGGAAAAGTTTAGAATTATCAAGAATAGTGATGGTACATATTCGTTTAAAGGGGGTAAGGATGGTAAATATTGCGCAGATGAAGGTAATATCATTAGATGTAATAGAGGTGCTATAGGAAGTTGGGAAAAGTTTAAAATTACCGGGAATAGTGATGGTACATATTCGTTAAAAGGGGGTAAGAATGGTAAATATTGCGCAGATGAAGGTAATATCATTAGATGTAATAGAGGTGCTATAGGAAGTTGGGAAAAGTTTAAAATTGGAAAAATATAAATAATATCAACTAAAAAAATATACTATAAATCACGTATCTTTTTAAGTTCATCACACATCTTCAAATAATCACCTTCAGGTAAATTTTCAGAATTTTTATCAATAAGTTCCATAACGGTTCTTGAAACACTTCGTAATGTTACATCTCTATCGTATGTAGGTTCCGGTGTCAAAGGTGGTCGACATAACCAATCCGTTCCCGTAATTTCCCCGTCGTAATTGTATATTTCGCGAATATGGGTTAAGAAATCCCGTAATCGTGTATAATAAGTGGTGGGCGAGCAGACAGAGTCGTGTCTAAAAATATAATCTTTAATGACGAGTACATTTTGAGTATCACTCCATAACCCTTGATTATAATTAAACATGGATATTGGTCGGATACTACCATCCTCGGGTGTAGGTAACGTATCGTTACGGTTAAGGTACAATGCGTTATAATTGAACGAAAATATAGGTGACGCATATGCTTCTATACTTTGTACCGGTCCTCTACCACGTTCATTTTCATATATTACCTTAATGAGTATCTGTTGAATACCTTCACACGGGTTAGGTATAGTCGACCGTATACTACTATTGACGAAAGGTGTTGACGGCATTTATATATACTTACATTTATTCCTTATCCGGTTTTATAAGAATTTCGGGTGCATCATCAACTATATCAATAACGTACCTACTTTGATTATCGGTAGGGGATACTGTTACGATTCGACACTTATCAGTACTGATCATAGTTTGGTCAGAAACTTTAGTTACTGGTATTGTAATGGGTCGACACAAGAGCATCCACATTTTATATAGGTAAATATTTTAAAATGTTTGTCACTTTTTGTGATTACCAAGAAAAACTTTTTTTTATTTTATACAAAGTATCTCCTTGAGAAGGATGTTCGATTTCAAATATAATTTTTCTTTTTACTAATCACTAAAAGTGACAAACATTTTATTTTATACTCTATCTTTCCTATTTAAAAATAATGGTATAATAATATATATAAAAATGGGTGAAGACGTAAAAAAGTATATACAGGAAGGTATACACTTTTCAAACGAATTCATGGATATGATTGAAGATATTTCTAGAAAATATCAAGAACATATTTCCGTATCAATGGAAATTGGGCATTTCGATAAAATGGGTAAAATTATGATGAAATTATCTGAAGCTCTTATACGATATAATAAACAATATACAGAACTTATAAGAGATTTTAAAGGTAAAAAAGAAACCAATAATGAAAAAAGGGGTTTAGAAACAATCGCTGAAGAATGAGTAGATGATACAACAATATGCCAAACACGTATATAAAATACTTGGCCCCGGTTATAGTGAGCGTGTGTATCACAATGCAATGGAAGTTGTCTTACGAAAAAATGGGATACATTACGAAACGGAGAGAATAGTTCCTATTGTGTTTGAAGGACACACAATAGGGAATCTTCGCGCCGATTTAATTTTAAATAACAAAACCGTGGTTGAACTGAAATCAGTTAAAACCATGAACGATGTCATGGTCACACAAGCACAAAACTATCTACGATTGACGGGGTTTACGGAAGGGTACCTTATTAATTTTCCTACATCACTTAACACCGATTTAGAGGTTAGGTATGTGACTTTGAATCTTCTATCTGATTCATCATGTACATAACTGGGATCATTTGGTAAATCTTTTTCCATTCACCTTTGGATTCTTCGTAA